GGGGTCGCTGGCCTTGGGGCCAAGGTAGCGATCATCAAAGTTGTCATACGCAGCCAAGGCTGAATCGCGTGCAGCTTCAGCAGCTGTCTGCGCGGCCTGTGCTGCCGTCGCATTGCCTGCAGCTCCTTGGATGGCCACAATGTTGGTTGCGTTGGTGTTGACCGCTGCAATGTTTGTGGCCACCGTTGTGACGTTTGCTGAGTTGCCTGCCACGGTAGTGACGTTTGAAGAGATGCCTGCAACTGTGGTCACGTTTGAGGAGATGCCTGCGACAGTCACAACCTCAGTGTCAATGGCAGCCACCGCGTTGATCTCATCGGCAATGCCGGCAATGGCCGCAACTTCAACCGCAGTTTCTCCGGGCTGTGGGTTGCCATCTGAATCAAAGGCCAAGTACTTGTTGGCACGGTCTGCCGCCCTTGGCAAGGTCATGTTGATGGTGGTCGGGTCAGTCTGTGGCGCGGTCAACGCACGCTGCAAACCTTCAGCATTCTGCTGGGCAAAGATGGTTTGCTGGTCAAGCTCATCGTTCAGCGTGTTGGCGAAGAAGTCGCCGCCTGTGGTGAAGTCAGTTGACCGAGAGATGGTGCGGTTGCCAATAATTGCGTACTGGGTGGGGCTGACTGGAGACAAGGCCAAGCCAGCAGCTGTGATGGTCACCGAGCCCGTGCCATTGGCAGCAATGCTCACCGTGTAGTGGGTGGTCAAGGTGAGCAGCACATCGTCTTTGAAGACAGCGATGTCGGTGTTGGCCAAGATCTCAAAGGTGAAGGCATACGGGCCAGCGCCGCCAGCGCCACTTGGCGCATAGACGACTCGGCGAGTTACGTTACTGATTGGTACTGGCATGATGCAATCCTTCCTGTTGGGAATTGTACGGTTTTAATCAGGTTTGTAATAGAGTCCATTGGCCTTGCGAAGCTCTGCAATCTCTTCAATCTTGGCCTGCAAAGCTGGATCTTCCATCTTCAATTGTTGCTTGGCTGCATCCATGTACTTGGAGTGCACACGCTGCACAGTCTTTTGCTGGTCATCCAACGACAGCAGGTCAAAGCCCGGTGTCTGCATGATGTTCAATATCTCTTGCTTGGATGGCAGCTCTTTGCCGTAAATGGTCAACAGCCGGTTGTATTGAAATGCGTTCACCTCGACCCCGTCAACCTTGCGCTCTGGCATGCCAATGGGTGAGCCCATGCGCACCAGCAAGTCGTCCACCTCAGAGAATTGCTGGGGTGTAACGCGGGTGGGCAGCACCATCTCATAGGCTGCGCCTGTACCTGACTTTGTTGCATCGCCCCACAGGTTTAATGTGTCCGGCAGATCTGCGTTGAAATAGGGTATGCGCGACTTGTACTTGTTAAACGCTTCAACAAATCCACGCACACCCATAGGCAGCTCTGGGCTGGCGCGGGTATCTTTGTTGGTTGGGTCTGACAGGCGCTCAATGCCAGCCAGAAAAGAACTGTAGACACCAGCTGGTGAACCACCAATAACAAAGCCCCCAAACTGTTTGACTAAACCATCAACAACTTTCTGGCCATCAACCGCGCCCTGCTGGGTGGTGCCAAGCAGCTTCGCCACTTCGGCCACACCTTGTAGGTAGGGCTGCTCTTTGAGGTATTCATACAAACCATAGGTGCCGCCCAAGAATACCTCTTCGATCTTGCTGGCATCAGTCTCATGCTGGGCGTACTCAGCATAGTCAGCGGCCACGGCCAGCAGCGCAGAGACAGGCTCCATGCCGTTGTAGCTGTAGTACTTGTCACCAATCTTGAGCGAGTAAGGTTGCCAGCCGTCGCGCATCAATGCATCTCGGTCAGCCTTGCGAGATGGGCCGCGCCCAGTAATCTTTCCCTCTCCAGCCAAAGCCGCAAAGGTGGCCAGCACAGCAGATCCAAGGGTCACCTTGGCCAAAGCCATGTCGCGATACACACCGCCCTTGGCGATCTCTTCACGCCACTGCGAAGACAACGGGGCAAATGGGGTGCGCTCAATAACCTGTAAACCAATGTTGGCTGGGGTCTTGAAGAACGGCACCACAATTTTCAGCGCTGGATGGTTGAACGTCTGCTGCAGATTTTTGAGTGCTGGTGGCAGCTCGCTTGTAAAGGTACCCTTTTGAGCAAACAGTGAAGCGGCCTCGTCTAAGTCACGGGGCGGGTTCTGAAACAAGCTGATAGCTTCAGCCTCGGCCTTGGCCAACGCATCCGCTTCCGGCATGCCAGAATCGAGCGCTTCGCGGTAGATCGACTTGCTGCGGCGGGTGATCTGGGTGTTGAGCTCCATGCGATACAGCACGCCTTTGAAGAATTCATCCTCGGCCATCAGCATTCTGCCGGGCAAAGTGACCGCTGTGCCATAGTAATCAATGGCCTTGCCGAACCACTTGTCTTGCTCAATGCCAAAGCCAGCCGAGCTGATTGACGGCAGGGTGGTGCCCCGTTGCGCCTCAATCTTGCTCATCAAGTCATTGGGTTGATTGTTCTTGAATGCAGTGCTGGCCAGATCAAAGCCTTCAACCAGCCCGTTGCGCAGCGACTGGATCATGGTCAGCGCTTCGTCGTAGGCAATCTTGTCTGCTTCACTGCCGGGCACCAGCGCCTTGAATGAGCGCACGCCGGGTGGCAGCACGTTGCTGTAGAAGGCAGCCATCAACCGCTCTGGTATTTGATACAAGCCAAAGGTGGTGTTTGACACCACGTTCTTGGCATGCGACACAGGGCTGGACAGTAAGCCGTTGATGTAAGTGGTGAACCACACATCCTTCAAGCCCGACATGGTTGACTTCTCAACCAGCGCATTGCGAGCAGCACGCGACTCTATAGTCAGATAGGACTTAGCCATGTCGGACAGGGCAGCGTCGCCACCATACTCGTCGATCACTTGGCGCACGATAGCTGCATTGCCGTCGCGGGGTATGCGGAACACAGCCAGCGATCTGGCAGTCTCGGTCTGAATGCCCTTGACACCGCGCTGAACCAAGCCGTGGAAAGCGATCTGCTGGCGCAGCTTGAGCTTATCAACATCGGTGGCCGTGCCGCTGTTGACCATCTTGAACAGCTTGTCGAGTTCGTTGGCGCTAGACTCCAACACCTCAAGTGCTTTGTAGGTTTCAACTGCGTTGGCCATCATGCGGCCATCGCTGCCGATCAGACGCGATAAGAATCCCTCGCTGATGCCAGATTCTGCGGCCTTGTCTTTAATCTCTTGGAAGGTGACTGCCTTGGTTCTGATATTCAGCGCATCAGCCACGCCACCAACAATGGCAGCTGCATCCTCGGTCTGATAGCGCGACAAGTTGAAGGGCTCATCAGGCGTGCCGCCGGGCTTGCCTTGGGTGACACCAAAGGTTTGACGGCGACTGACAGCGCGGCCAACCTCCTCAGTCAGCGCTTGATCAGCCTCGGGGATCAGCTTGAAGCGGCCAGCCTTGGCTGCGTCAGGCAACTGGCCTTCTGGTGTGCGTGCGGCTTCTGGCACCAAGTTGCGCTCGGCCTTGGTAGCCTGCTTGGTAATCAGCTTACGAATGGCAGCATCGATGGGGCCAGCGACTTGGATGCCTTCTTCCATGGTTGGCGTGCCGGGTTCGGCAGTCAATGGCATCTCAGTGTCACCGGCTTGGTCAGCGCCGGGCATAGGTTCTAAGGGGACTTCTTCAGCTGGCGTGCTGGGCGCAGCGCCCGACAAGATCTGGCCAAGTCGTTGTTCAAGAGGGCTTTGTTGGATGGCCATTATTCAGCTCCAGAGGTTGGAGCTGCACCGCCCCGTTTTACTGTTGACGATTTGCTACTGGTTGTCTTTTTACGGAGCCTGTTAGATACAGCTCTTGTGAAGTCTTTCCCGACTTCTCCGCTTGTATTTGGTTGCGCAACATCTGCACCAGCGGGTCTTGCTCCCCCTTGCGTTGGATTAGCCTGTCCAGCTGTTCTTGTAAGGTACTCATCGTAATCACCCCTAAAGTAGACCTTGGTATCGTAGAAAACCAATCGGGCATCCGATACATTGCCCTCTTTGATTATATCGCCAACAACGTCTTGGAACAGATCTTCTTTTTGCTGCATGATCTTGGCTTGGTCAGCCGCGCTGTACGCATCATCAAACTCAGGAATGTACTGAAAACGTAGTCCATTCAAGCCTGCGGTTTCAGCTCCACCTGCGCGAGCCTGTACATTGATACGGTCATTGAATCGCATATCTGTCACATAGGTAAACCCATCAACACCATACTGACGCAGCTTTGCTGTGACCGCAGCCATTTGATCTGGGGTCATCTTTTGCTTAAAGTAAATTTCAACGCCGGGTCTTGCATTTGGGCTTGCGCCGTCTGGAACTACTTTAGAAATAAAGACAGCATCTTGGTCATAGGTCTTGCCTTGCTCAACCATGCGACGTTCAAGCGAGGAGGGATTGAAGTTTTGACGCACAATAAACTCGGCATTTAAAGCTCGCTCTGTGTCTCCCATAAAAGAACCATATGTGTTGGCCAAGTTATATGTGACGACACTTGCGTCATCACGCACAACATCATCAAATTCAGCGGCCAGCTCGGCTTGCGCATAGTTACTCATTGGCTTGTCTGGACGCTCTCCAGAAACGCCAAGCGTGTAACGATCAACGCTGGCTTTGGATTGCAAAAGCTCATCACGCATTGCCGTTTTATTGGCTATATCAATTTGTCTGGCTTGATCTACTCTGCCGGGATAAGTAGACGGTCCAACAAATGGTGGCAATGATGGGCCGACTACATTTGGATCTGTTGGCAAACTATCGCGCATCTCGCGTTTTTCTCCAACTCGCATTGCTGGCTCTTTAAATCCAGCGTTAATGCCTTTTCTTAAATCACTAATGCGGCTTTGATCAGCAGCGCCAGCCAATGACATTTCGTAATCAAGCGAGCCACCTTCACCGGCTTTTGTTGTCCAACCGTTGTTTGTCCATTTTTCTTTTTCAATAAACCATGCAACTGCTTGCAAGTCGTCTGGCCCAAGGTCACCAATAGCTGGGGCAATATTTTTAATAATCCCGCTTTTGTTTATTTCGTCAGCCGCTTCTCTAAATGCATCTTGGCCAAAGCCAAATTCACCACTTACTTTTGGATCAAATAATGTGGATCCTTTTTGATGGGCACCACCAACGCCTTTTTCTGCTGGTGGAGGTATTCTTGGTAAATCAGCCAATCTGCGCAACATGCGAGCGGCCCAGACATCAATGGTTGCCTCATTAGTCAAGCCAATTAAATTGCCTGTAAAGTTTGGAGTCTTTGGAGAATCCCCCGCTTTAATTGCGCGGAACATGTCTAGCAAAGCACCCATGGTTGCCGGGCTATTTGTATTAAACAATTTACCGGCATCACTTTTAATTAAGTCAAAATCACCGGCTTTATCCAAAGCGCTTAAAGTTTCGGGGTCTACTGGCTGCCCTTTAGCAACTCTTGCTTCATAAGCCGCCAGCGTTTTATCATAATCGCCACGGCTGAATTTTGTAAGAACCGTCACTGCGTTTTTAAAGTTTTGACGAACATCTGTTTGTGCCGAGGTTGTACCTAAGACATCCGCAAATACATCACCAAGGCCACCAAACTCTGCTCGCAACTTGTCACGCATAGCGCGATACCAACTAGCTTCTGCCAAGATATCCAAAGCAGCTTGATCACCAGCTGCAGCTCGGTCAACAACGGTCTGCACCTCATCCAAAATCCGCGATGACATTGTGGCTTGCCATGCTTCTTCTGGCACGCCTTCTGGCGGCGTGTGAAAGTCGTAGGCAATAGCTTTTGGCTCAACTTCCACTTTTACAAACTTGCCAGCCTTGTCAAATTTTTGATCTACTTTGCCAATTTCAATTGGAGCCCATCCATCACCCTCTGGATAGTTTGACTTTAGATTCTTTGCAAGATTTGTTGCCTCGTCTTTTACTAGCTTTTTGCGCCCAGCACCAGCACTGATGACTGCGTTTTCTTGCCTGCTAAATACAGGCGCTTGTACCAATGATGGACCGTCCTCCATAATATTCATTTGTAGTGGAGTGCCAAGCGCATCCATGCTTTTGGCGACCGCCCGTCCAACTTCTGGTGTAAGCGCTTTACCTGCCCTTAATCCAACTTTTGCTGCGGTGCCTAATCCTTTACCAATTGGAGCAACATCAATACCAAGCATGGCAACATCTGCTAAACCTTCTTTGCGCCCTGTTTTAACTATAGGCACGTAGCCACCCGTACCGCTTGGTGGCATGGTGATTGGACTGTTGCCATACGCCCAGTTCTCAATCTCTTCTGGCGACTTACCCAGCAAAAGATCACCAACACCTAAACTGCCAAGCAGCGGCACCCAATCTTTGACCTCATATTGGTTAGCCATATCTCGTACACTTTTTACAAAATTGGCTACTCCACCCACAACAGCATTACGTGGAATTGGTTTGATTTCGCCATACCCACGACTGGCATCTGATACGGTTCCTGATGGGCCAGCAGCCAGCATCATGTCGCCATCTTGTCTGCCGGGCATGGTCTGCTCTGGCATTGCAGGTTCAACAGGCATGTCAGGAAACTGAAAAGCAGTCAGAGCTGACAGGTACTTGTCTTCAATTTGACTGTAAGCCATTACTGTCCTCCCTCTGCTTGTTTGAGTAGTTGCTTGATGCGATTAAGCTCTTGCAACTTTTTCTTGTCTGTGCCAGCTTTACGCTCAAGAGCTGGCAAGGTGTCGCGAGTAATTGGCCCGTTGACCCAGTCTAACTTTTCATATACCTCAAGCGATTTTTTTGCAGCCTTTGCAGATTCTGTATTGCGTGTTTTGGCAATACCGTCTTGCAGCTGAGCCAGGATCTGACGCGGTGTCAGTGTCTTTCCCTCAGCAGCAGCAGCAGCTTGTATCTGAAATGCTTGCGACTGCAGCTCGTTACGGCGCTTGAACTCTTCGCCTTTGGGGTCAATCACCACCACGCTACCGGGTATTACAGGAATGCCAGCAAGCTGAGAGATGCCGCGATCAAGCTCTGAGCTGTCGCGACGGTCTTCACTGTTGAGCAATTTAAGCGCCGTCACTGCATCTTTGCCGGTGATGCCTTTGCCGACCAATGACCAGATTTGGTCTGGCCGTGTGATGGTGTTGTTGTAAATGCCGGATATCAGGTTGAAGTTAATAGCCGCGTCACCGTCGCCGCTTGGAGCCAATAGATCCTTGAGCGTACCAATTGGCACAGAGCCCTCCGGCAAGGCAGTGAGTTGGGCAATAAGCTGTTGCTTCTTGGGGTTTCCATCTTGCAGTGGGAAAATCTGTTCCAGCAAGTTAATGGCTTGCGCCTCTCCCTGCTTCTTGGCTTCTGCAGCCTTGCCATCAGCGAGTGACTTGCGGTTGTTGACGGCCACCATGAAGTTGGCAGTTACCTTAGCCACGGCATCAAAATCGTTCACGATCAGATCTTTGAGCACTGGGCTCATAACGCCAATATCTCCAGACTGAATCTTTTTCAATGTCAAATCTGGATCAACCATATTTTCTGGGGCCATCAATGCCTTGGTCACACCATTGATTTTGGCATTGCGTAAGACCACTTCAAACTTGGTGCTGTATTCAGTTTGCAACGCCTTGTCGCCCAGCAGCAAGGACTGTGTCAGCACATTCTTGCGGAACACATCAGCGAGCTCGTTAATAGATCGTTGCTGGCCATCAGCATCAGTCCAGCTTCCTTGTGAAACAGTGGCTTCAATTAATCTGGTGGTGTTGTCAAAGTCAGAATCAAACTTTGCAATACGCTGTGCTTTGGCTCGGTCAAGCTCGGCCTTGTAGGCGGCATTGAGCACGGTGTTGCCATGCGTAGCCATAGTCGCTCTAAATTTAATTGCCGCTTCTGGATCAATGTTTGCCAATGATTTTGCATACCCGCTTGACATGGTTGCAATCTTGGCTTGCACTTGATTGGAGTTCATGCTTCCAGTCTCGACTTCTGCCAATAATTTTGTCAGCTCATTGCGACCTTCAATTTCAAAATGGCCAGACAACTCAAGGCTGCGAGCTTTAGCTACAGCTTTAGCAAAATAACCTGCCGCGTTTACAGTTGGTATTTGAGCGGTTTGGCCATCAGGCCCCATGAACCAACCTTCTGGGTTGATGCCATCTTTAGCCAGCTGCACTTGTTGAGATGTCAGTGGGTTTTGCGCAGCAAATTGCAAGCCTTCTTGCTGGCGCAATTCTGCTGCAGCTTGAAATGTATTTGCGCTCATGCGATCAAGAATTTGCGCCATTTGGCTTGCGCCTTGTGCAGCCACACGCGGCCCAATGTAGTCAACCTGCTGTGGTTGCACTTGCACCATCGGCACTGAGCCAGCGCCGCGTATTTGGATTTGTCCTGATTCAATTCTTGGTGTGGCCATGGCTTATGTATCCGTAATTGTTTTGTATCCTTGGGCCGCAGCTTGGGACAGTGTTGCCCCAGCAAGAATACCCCCGGCTCTGCGAGCTGCAGTGCCAGCAAAGCTGAGCTGTCCAGCTTGGCTTCTTGCGCTGTACAAGCTAATCATGTTCTGATAGTCGGTGGATTGCAGCATGGCGCTGGCATCTTCAAATCCCAACACCCGTGCAGTTAATGCATTCAGATCAGCAATGCCAACATCACGCATGGTGGCGGCTACATTCTCTCGCTGCACCGCTTGTATAGATCCTTCACCCAACACAACACCACTTGCAGCCGCTCTTGCTCGCATAGCTGCGTTGGTAGCTCGCATGTTTTTAAGCAAACCATTACCTGCAATCGTGTAGTTTTGCGCTTCCATTTCAGCGCGCTTGAGTGTGCGCCCAGCTTGGATGGTGGCGTACTGCTCTGACATTTCAGCACGCACCTCGGCCACCGCCAGCGTGTCACGCGCTTGCAGCATGTAGCTAGTCTGCTGGTTAATTGCTGCGGCTTTTTGTGCCTCTGCTGCACCATATGCGCTGATTATTCCGGCAACACCAGCCATCTGCCCAGCAGTTACGTTTGGCAAATAATCAGGTTTCAAAGCTGGATTGAACCCGCTTGTTGCGTAAGGTACCAAACCGTAAGAATATGATTTTGATGTGTCTACTGCCATGTCATGTTCCTGAGAAAACAGCCACGCGGTAATCCAAGCCAAGCAGGTTCATCTTGACCGGCAAGTCTTGCTCCACCTCAATCGATTGCTCGCGGCTGTAGCCGAGCACGCCATTGACCCGCTTGATGCCGGTGAACTCTGGTATGGGGTCATCCAGCAGCGGGTTGTCAAACAGACGAAACGCTACAGGCTGGTCGTTGATGATCAGGTTTTGTGTCTCATTGAGTACAGCGCTGATCTCGACAATGCGCTTCTTGAACGACACCCGGCTGCCAGTCTGCAGCTTGACCTCGGCAGGCATGGTCTTGACATACACAGTAATTGGCAGGCCAACCTCATAGCTGGTCACTGACTCACGGTCAAATGTCACGGCTCCACCAGCACTCACTGTCTCATTGCCTTGCGGTGAGCCATCGCAGATCACGTTCAGTGACTTGCCAATATGAGGCAATCCGCTGCCGACACCGCCAGCAGAGGCACCAACAAAAGCACAGTCGGTGAAATACTCATAGCCGAAGAGCTCAATAAAGTACCTGTCAACGCTGTTGAACGTGCGCTTGGTCACCACATAGATGGCGTTCACATCCACGCCCACATCGATGTAGGAGCCATCTGTGATGAACTCAGATGGGCTGGTCACCTGCTGGCTGCGCATGATGCTGAACGCCGCCATGGTGCCGTCATCTGTATTGGTCATCAGCAACAGGTCGGCTTCCTCGGTGCTTGATGCCTTGCGCAAAGCCACGCGTTGCGGCCCCTTGAGCAGGTGGCCAGACAGCAGCGAGATGCGCTGGGTGATGTAGGTCAGCTGCGTGTCGTTGAACACAAACTCGTTGAGTGACTTGCCTTGGCGCTGGATGTAAATTGATCCAGACTCAACCGACTGCACGCGGGTGCCTGCCTTGATACCGTTGCGGCTCACGTTCTTGAATGTAAAGGTCAGCGGTGTGATTGGGTCGGTGCCCTGCTGCGGCACAAAGAACTCACCGCCAGAGGTGAACACTTGGAAGTCACGCGAGCTGATGATGTCAGTGATCACGTTCAAGTCGTTGGTGTCCAGCGTGGCCTCGACCGCGTCATCGTCCAGCGACTCGCTTGGCACAAAGTCAAAGAACAGGCCGATCTTGGATCCCCAGATCGTGGATGGACGCGACTTGCTGCCACCAAAGTAGAGCCTGCCTTCATGGAAGGTCACAGTGCGTGGCCAGCCCTTGGTGCTTGACCACACATCCACATACCCGTGCTCAAGCTCCCAGCGGCCTGCATCAATGGTTGTTGTGTTGAAGAACGGGTACTCGGTCACCACCTCAACCACTGTGGCTGAGACATACCGCACAATCCTTGCGCGGCCCTGCGGCTGCACATTGATGTATTGGTTGACAGACAGAGCTGAAAACGTGGTTGTGGTGTAGGTACTTGTGCCGTCTGGCGTAACGGTGAAGGCCTCGCCGACCGTGGCCACCTTGGTGGTGCCGTTGTAGTCCTCAATCAGTCGCGTTTGGCCAGAGCCTGTGCCGCCGGTGATGTTGACGTACATGCCGTTGTAGATGTCATCGGTCGAACTTGCGGTTGCTTTGAGCGTCACAGTCGTGCTGGTGCCTGCTTGCAATGTGCCAGAGTCATGGTGCGTTGTTGATGCCGTCAGCGTCACATTACCCGACACAGCAGACGGGGTCAGCGTTGATCCAGTGTTTGTGTGGAAGTCAATGTCGTAGGCGTACTTGGGTATTGAATCAAATGTGATTGATGTGGCCGTCCAAGCGGTGTCGCTGGTGCGAGTGATGCGCACTGGCTGCAGATCTGGATGCACTGCGATCAATGTGTCGGCAGACTGCGTCCAGCACATATCGTCAACGATAGAGCTGCCAATAGTGGTGGTCAGGTAGTTGTTGCCGGTGCCGTTGATGTTGGACTGCACCACGCCGTTCTTGACGACATACATGCGGTTGTGGGTAAAGCACAGCATGTAGCTGTCGTCCACAGAAAATTGGAACGACACCAAGCGCACGCCGTTGCCAGCAGACTCGGTGCCAGTGTGTGGCAGCGCAAAGATGTGCTTGCTGCCGGGTCTGCGGCGTAGGCCACCTTGGGGCTGGATCAGCACGTTGGTGGCCTTGGCCAGCGCATTACCATACGCAGCCAAGTCAACCCGCGCACGCAGCAAAGGGTCAAGCTCGCCTGTCGCAAAGTTGGTGGTGAACTCTACAAAGCGTGGCATCAGTTCCTCACCGCAATCAAGCTGTAGTCTTCGATGATGCGCACTGGGTTGTTCTGGCCATCGATCTGCATGGCGGTGCGCATGTAGCCACCACGGCCATTCTCAGAGATGTCGCCAGTGGCCACGCGCTGCCACTTGGTAGCCTTGTCTTGCTGCTCGGTGATGGTTTCAGCAATGTGCCAAGCCACCATGTACTTGAGCAGCTGGACAAAGTATTGTGGCATCGCGTACTCAGGCACGCTGAATTGGTAGTCAATGTAGACGCTGGTCAGGTTGGTGAGCAGCTTGTCGCCTTGGATCTCCCAGTCCTTTTGCACTGGGCTGCCAGAGTTGGCGCTGTTGTACACAGCACGCGGGTTGGCCAGTTTGTCGCCCGGCAGCTGATATTCGTAGCGCCAGACAGTTGTTGGGGTGGTGATGAGCTGAGCCAGCTGCACCTTCTTCATGCCAAAGCTCCACGGGTACATAACCAAGGTGGAGTCGCGGATGTCTGGGTAGAGTCGGTCGCACACGCTTGACTCATCAGTGCCGTCGTTAAAAGACGAAATAGCCTTGGCTCCAATCAAGAGCAAGGCATCAGAACATATCGATACACCAGTGTCACCAGCAGCCATTTGAACCTCTCAATGTGAGAAAGGCCAGCCCCCGAATGCTCAGTGGCTGGCCCAACTATTCCGGCACCGATTTAGTCAGTGTCAGTTGCAGTTACGGTCACGCCGTCAGTGATGTCAACCACGCCAGAGGCGTTGCTGACCACATAAGCGGTAGACATTACTGGAGTGCCACCCGTTGCGGAGTAGCAAAAAATCAAGTCGCCGACCTTGAGGATCGATGAAATTGAGTTGAAATACCCAGAGGCGCGGATCACACTTTGTGCGTCAGTGCTGGTGTAGGTATAAATTGAGGGCGCATTGCCGGCCTTTGATTGGCCACCAATTGCGTTAAAGCCAGTGCTTGAAAATGCCATGTTGTTCTCCTAGATTAAGTTTCACGGCAGGTGAGCTTGACGATACCTTCATCGTCAATGGCGATAGCGCCAGCACTGAAGACCTCATTCACCAACCAAGAAGTCTTCTCGGCGATGTAGTTGATCTCGGTGCGCATGGCGATACCTTCACCGTAGCCCACGGCATCCTTGTGGAATGCATAGCAGGTGCGGTCAAGAGAGCCGTCGATTGGCAAGCCACCTTCGGAGCGGTCACCCAACACATGGAATGTGAAGCCCAAGTAGGTGTTGATCTCGCCTTGCACCAGCGCTTTTACGCTGTTGAAGTCGGAGCTGGTCACGCTGGTTTCGGACAACAAGTTGGACAAACCGTTGGCGTGGATGATGATGTGACGGCCATCAGGCGGCACATTACCTTTGTCCAACAGACGTTTTGCTTCGCGCAGCTTGGCAATGTTCATGTTGGTTGTTGCGCCACCAATGCTGTTGGCAACGGTCAAGCTGGTGCTGGAGCCAGACAAGGCATCCAGAATCATTTGGTCTTGACGACGGCCCATAGCGCCAGCAACAACTTGCACCAATTCTTGGCGCTCATCGAAGTTGACCTTGGCTTGCGAGAAGATGTCGCTGTACTCTGCTGCATTGAAGTCAGACAATGTCAAAGTGACAGAGCTGAAGCCAACATTCAGAGGGGTGACATCAGTTTGGGGAACGCGAACAGTGGCAACGCCACGGCCCACTTTGGGGAACTTAACAGTTGAACCTTCGACTCCACGACGCTGGCGAACCGCCGGAACCAACATTGCCTTACCTTGGTAGGCTTGTTTGACTTCCGCGTCGAAGAGAGTAACGAAGGCATTGCTTAAAGAAATGCTCATTTGGATACCTCATTCGGTTGTTGAAAAAACAGGGTTCTCGCGCCGGTAAGCCTGATAGTCAGGGCCGAATGCTTGCTAGTATCGCCAGCCAGTCGTCAGCATCCACTGCGGTAAGGGTCGGTTGCCCGGTGGGCCTTGGCCGGATTGTATGACTTTTTTGCCACAACGCAATAGGTAGGTTTGGATGTTGCACAAAAAAGACCCAGCCGAAGCTGGGTCAAAGGGCAACTGCTTGCCTTGGAGAGATTATTTAAAACTTGCGTGAAACATCTTTTCGACCTTGGTGCGGTAGCCGGGGTCGGTCTTGTAGCGTGGATCTTGCACCATTTGGTAGAGCTCATCCTTGCTGGGTGCGCCTTCAAGCGGTGCGCTCTGGGTTGGCACCCTGCCCTCATAGGCTTCGCGCACCTTCATCAGCGCGGTGATGCCGCGAGCGGTGCCGCCCATGATCTTGAACTCTTCAAAGTCATCCTTTGACCAGACACCCTTGTTGACCAAGCCGCGAGCCCAGTCAACCATGCCATTGACGATTGCGCCACCGTTGGGGCCCAGCTGCTTCATCTCGGCTGCCGGGTCAACCATGTCGCCTTGCATCAACTCACGCGCTTGGGTTTGCAGGTTGCCCACCAAGTCATCAAATGCGGCCTGCGACAGGCTGTTGTCCTTTGCCCATGTGGCCAAGGTAGACGCAATAGGGTTGGCTTCAGCCTCTTCGCCGAAGGCCTTGAGGTCGTACTTGCCGTCTGCTGGCGCTTTGTGCTTGCCTTGGCTGATTTGCTTGCGCAGATCCGACCAAGATTTTGCAATGCCTTCTAGGTCGGGCTCGTTGGAGTCTTTCTTCCAGAAGTTTTCTGGCCAAAAGTCTGGCCGCTCTAGGGGGTCATCGGGGTCAGACGCAGCCAATGCATCTGGCGCAGCGGCTTTGTGGTCAATCTCTACGGCTTGGGGATTGGTCGGGGTGGTTTGGTCGCTCACTTGCACGTTGTCAAGTAGGCCGGTTCCACCGGGCTCGACGGTTGCTGTGTCTGTCATAGTTTCCTTGCTTGTTGAATCCGCACCTCAATGTCCCTCACCACCGTCCTTTGCCCTTCGGCAAAGAAGGCGTGTGAAGGGTCTGTGCCCGGCACGGCAATGGGCACATTCACATACATGAGCTGCAACCACTGCAGCAGCTTTTGGCCATCTTCAGAGCTGAACACTCGCAGGGTCAGCCGAGCTAAGTCTTCGCGCTTCTGGTCAACCTCGCGGATGTCGCTTGGCTGGCCAATGGCTTCTAGTTCTTCCCAGCTCATTTTTCGGGAGCTTCCATCATTTCGTCTTCATCAGCAAATGGGGACATGCCAGACTTGATGCGCATCTTGGCGTGTTCATAGGCCTTGTCCATGATGGATGGCGGCATATTCGTGAAGAATGATTTACTCTCCACATCTGTGCTCAATAAATAATTCAGCTCTTTTTTGGTAAGGGTTGGGACAATCAAAGGTATTTCCAACTCTTTACCGTCCATGCCAACGCCAACAGATATCTCTGTTGACACATCTCCATTGGGTCTTTTCATCTCGCCAAAGTAGCCCTTGCCTTTTTTCTCGCCGTTTGGTCGGTTTCCATAATCCATCACATTACTCCTTCTGGTGCGGGTAGGGCTTGCATGCCAGCACCAGCTTGGGCCTGCATGGCCATGGCTTGTGCAATTGCTTGCTGTTGTTGTTGGTTGCGCATCTCTTCCATAAGCACGGCACGCTCGGCGGCGGTGTTGCGCACGGCTGCAGGCACACCCAGCTTGTCGGCCAGATAGTCCACCAGAATGTCGGTCTTGATGACCAGCTGGCCATCAGTACCCAAGCTCTGCGCGATCTGCATGTACTGCATGATCGAATTGACCTCTTCCATGTTTTGCGCCATAGCCAGCGGAGCCACTGGGGTGACCTTGACTTCCAAGCCATTGACCCGCAGCGGCATGTCGATCAGGCCACGCTCGTTCATCACTTCCAAGATCTTGGCGGTGACGGGGATCATGGTTTCGTTGATCAAGCGGCCAAAGGCAGAGCCAAGGTTTTGGGCCAGCTCCTTCATGCGCTCGACGATCTCGGTAGCCGACCGTGCAGACATGTTGTCTGGCGGCAGCGACTCATCCAGCAAGATCCGCTTAATGCTTGCCGTCATGTCGTTGATCACCAGCTGCGACACGTTGAAGTCGCCAGAGCGGGGCAGGGCCAGCAGGGCTGGGCCTTGTGAGCCACCGTTGCGAGCCACAGGGATGATGGCACCCGGCACAATCTTGACCGTGTTGGGGTTGAGCACACCATCATCTGCAGCGGTGTAGACCCCAGCCACGGCCAGCGATGCGTTCTTGAGCAGCAACTCTTTGACCTTGTTCAGCGTCTTGATGTCTGGCAGGGCGGTCATCAATGGGCCGCGACCATAGATCTCACCAGCCACCTTCATGTATCGGCTGATCACCCATGGGCTCATCTTGCGACGGCGATAGACCAGCTCTTCCTTGGACACCTTGTCAATAACGTGGTAACAGTAGTCGCCGCGCTTGTGATCGTAGATGGTGGCTTCCAGCAACTCAATGTCATCGGTCGGCTTGTTCTCAATGCGGCGCTGCATGTCTTGAGGAATCTCGGCATCTGGCCACTGGCGCTGGATGCTTTCGCCTTTCATGCGCATGCGGCGGTAGACGTTGTCCACTTGGCCGTTGGCACCTTCCTCGTAGCTCACCAAGAACAGGGGCACGGGAATAAAGTTGAGTGGCTGCACATCGTCGCCGGGCTGCACCATCATGCAGGCGGTGCCGACCGCCAGATCCAGCAAGAACTCGCCCATCGCGATGTCAAAGTTGGACTGGTTCAGCATGGTGAACATCTTGTCTTGGTAGACCTCAAGCACAGCCTGCGCTTGCTGCTTCTTCTCTAGCGGGATATCCGAGCCAGCTTCCAGCTTGGCCCACTTGCGCTGTGGAGGAAAGACGACAGACTGCAGCCGGTTGGCAAAGCGCTGGGTGGAGTTGATGGCGGTCGAATCAAACACACGCTGCATCTTCTTGGAGCCAACTGCGCCACCCTCCCACACGCCATAGAGCTGGCGCTGGGGCAGGGCAAATTCGTAGGCATCTTGGTACAGCTGCTGGAATTCATCCTTCTTGGCTTGGGCAGCAACCTGCCGTTTCAAGATCTGCTCTGGTGTCAGGCGCATGCCGCCGGGTGTTGTTTTGTCGTATTCCATGGTTACTTTTTCTCTCTGGCCGAAGCCATGTTGTCAACCAAGTTGGGATAAGGTCGGCCAGCCTTGGCAGCGCGGCGCATGGCGTTGCGCTTCTCAGCTGACGACATCTCCTTTGGCTTGCCAAGATCTTTGGGCCGAGGCTTGTCCCAGACTTCTTTCATTTCTTGTCCTTACTCATGCCAGCCTTGGACATAGCAATGGCCACGGCTTGCTTTTGGCTTGTGACCTTGTCGCCACTTGAGCTCTTGAGCTTGCCAGCCTTGTATTCGCGCATGGTCTTGGCGACCTTGTCTTTCATCTTGCTTGATTTGTCGTCATAGTGTCCGGGCATTATTCAGCTCCTCTTAACATTGGTCTGGTTATCTTGCGAGAAACGGCACCGCGCCTTGCGGCCTTGCGTTCGCCCACCTCTCGCTTGAACTCGCTCTCTGCTGCAGCACGCTTGGTGCCGAACTCGCCTTCGTCAAACTTTTCTACCTCTGGCGCAACTGGCGCGGTTGGCAGCGCAGGTGCTTTTTCGGTGAACGTGGGGATTGGTTTTGGTTCGTAGTAGGTATATGGCTCGCGCTTGGTTTCATAGCCAGCAAGGCCAAACAGACCCCAGCGTGGTGTTTTGGTTTCTTTAATTGCTGTGCGCTCAATGACAGGATTTTTTTCCAGCTCGGCCAGCGTGGCGGTGTACTCATCCAGCTTCTTTTGGTAAGCAGACTTCTGCGCTTCGTAGGTTGGAAGCAGCGACTCTTTGTATGTGGCCATCTGCTCTTCAAAAGGCTTCATCTTCTCGGCCACGCCAGTTTGGTACCCAGCAAATGCGGTTTGGTACTCGCCGGTCAGCGCATCGATGTTGGCTTTGTACTGCTTGGCCAAGCGGTCAATGTCAGATGTGCTGCGCCGGGCGATCTGGCGTTGTTTGAATTGGGGAAGGGTCGCCATTATTGGATCCTCATGCCTGCGCTGCCGAGATCCATGCCCAGACCAAGCTCGGCATCCATGCGCTCGCCTGAGAGAAGGGATCTACGGCCACCACGGGTGCGAGCTCTGAGCGCGGATGCCTCGGCAGCTGCAGCTTTGCGACGCTCTTCGTCGGCAGCATCTTGCACTTCTTTGGCCTTGCGCTCCATCTCCAGCTTGTTGGTCTGGTAGTTTTGCTGCGATGTTGCAAACTGCTCGCGAGCGATGTTGGCTTGCTGCTCAAGGGACGCGCCTTGCTTTGCATACTCGGCGGTTTGTTTTCCAAGCTCAAGTCGCATGGCTGCTTGGTCAGAGGCCTGCTGTGCAAGCATGGTGCGTTGGTCACGCTCAGCTTGCTGGCGTGATTTACGCGCCTCGTTGGCGGTGTAGCCAGAACTTAAAAGAATAGCACCAGCAATCCAGAGAGCCATAATTAACCTCCAATCAGAACTTCATCAATCTTGTCTACATCAGTCTCTTGTGTCGCATGGATGCAAAACCAAACACTGTCTTCATGTGCTGTGATGATGTGATGCTGGCCAGCAAGAATGTTTATACAGGCAGGTGCCTTGTATTCGGTTCTCACTCCCTCCACCTCCACCGTCACATCGCCCTTGGCCAAAATACTCAAATGATCGTAGGCATGCGCATGACTGACCGCAAAATGCTTTGCTGGCAACAGCATCTGCTTTGCGTATAGCCCAGCAGAAAAGTGATGCACCACACCCAAGTCAACTTCAATCATATGCAAACGATTCTAATGGGCTTTGTACAAGGGGCAATGGCTGTATATCGTGGCGATATCTCTCATGCAAACACATCAAAGTCGGTGCTGGCGCTGGACTGGCCCATGGGTCGGCCACCGAGCTGGTGTGTGCGGGTCATGCGGTTGTATTCGCCGCCACCCAGCATCAGGTAGCCAAAGGAATCACCAATGTGTGAGTGCTCGTTCTTGTTTGGCGCGTCCCTGAAGCGCTCTTGGCCAGCGCCGACCGCCACCCGCTTGAAGTGATAGCCACCAGCAAGCGCTTTACGCAGCAACTTGCACTCTCGGTTGACAATAAGCCCCGGCTTGCCTTGAATCAGCCGCTGCATGGGTGCGGCAGAGGCCTCTCTTCGCACCTTGAAGTCGTTGGATGCTGTCGGCTGCGCACGCAACCCCAAGGTTTTCAAGTGATCAAAGGCAGTTGTCTCATAAATGGTTTCTCTGGCCATACCGGCTGGGTCGCCCCAGACCAAAACTTGGTGATTAGGGTACCGCTGGTTCAGTTCAGCAAGCAGCTGGTGGCCAAAGCGCTCCAAACCCATGTCAAAGGTCACGATTTCTTGGTGGATCAGCCACCGACCGTTGGGCAAGCGCTGGCCAATGGTGGCTGCAGGGGTCAATCCGAAGTCAAGCCCTATCTGTATGGGCACATTGGGCTCAATTTCGGTGTCGCCGGACATGGTCGAGTCTTCGTATTCTGGCCAAACAGGCCTGCCTTCTTGGACATAGGTGTATTCGCCACCGGCATAGCAGCGGATCCAGTCCAAATTCTTGCCAAGCAGCATTTGTTGGTAGTAGCCAGCTGGCAGGTTGTGGATATTCTCGGCCTTGGGGTTGACTTTCCACCACTTGCCCGACGCAAAGATGTGGTCATTGGCCTCTGGGTTCTCAGGCAGGTCTTCAACATCCACGGGCACCACGCCGCCGGGCTGCTTGAAGAACTTCCAAGCGTACTGGCCAGTCATCTT